GGGCAAGATTATGTCGTCGCTTGGGTGCGAGATGAGGGGGCAACATACGGGCAAGAGCGTGTGTTCGTTGACGGTATCGAGTTAGAGGGTGGCGGCAGTGTAAACCCCAACAACACGCCATCTGACACCGGCAACCTGTTTAGCCTTAGCCCGCGATATGGCGGCAATCGCTTCAAGGGGCGGATGTATGGCAATTTAGTTGCCGGTCGCGCGTTGCCTGATGAAGAGATTTTTAACGCATCCAAATGGCTGGCCGCAAAGCAAGGACGAACCCTATGACGCGTGTGACTGTAATCGTATGTGAAACGCTGATAGTAGCGGCAAACCATGTTGAGGTGATGTTGGGCAAGGCGCTCGCACTCAATACGTTTGAACGGGCAGACCAGACAGGTGGCCAAAGCAAATTTGCCGTATCATCAGGCGAGTGGACGGAAACGCAGATATTTGGTGTGCAGAACCCGGCCATTATCGACCTTTTGCAACGTGCGGGGCGTATGCCAGAAATCGTTGATATTGATCTGGCGCGCCAGGCTCAGGCCGTCACAGACGTGTTTACGGTATCTGATCCCCAAGCAGGGGCCGCGCAGGCAATTCCATCCGCCGCACCGGGCCGGATCTTGCTTATCATTGGGGACACACCCGCACCCACGCAAATCTTGAGCGCTGCTGGCCTAAAGCAGATTGACGAAACGCAAAACGGCCCCGAATAATCGGAGCCGTTTGGAATATATCGTTTAAGAACCTTAAAGGCCAATGTCACAAGCCAGTTTGGATTGGGGCTGTTTAGGCCAGAACACCTCGTATGCTGGCCCAAGTTTTTCTCTGATGATCAACCGGCCTTGATGCACATCTAAAACATTTGCCAAAGACGCGCTTGCCAGTATTTCATGGCTCTGGGCGAATTTTTGGGCATGATCGTCTGAAATATCCAAACGCGCTGTCAATGTTCGTGTTTCGCCTGAGTTTAGAGGTCGATCAAAGGCGATGACAATTGACTGCTCCAAACGCGCCTCTGCCGAACTGGAAGCAAACTGAAAATCAACTGCTAATTCACCTATCGGGAAACTGAGAGTACTCTTAATCTCAATGTCAATTTCCCCTGTCGGAATGCTTTCCGGGTGAATGATGGCAATGGAAACATTTTCGTGCAAACACATCCATTCGTTGTGCTGACTTGCGATTGCAGGTGTCGAGATCAAGCACATCCCCAAGGCTTTCAAAGTCTTCATATCATCTCTCCGAACAAATATGCGCCGATGTTCTAAATTATTTTGCGCCAGATCTTTAGGGGGTAGTCGAGTGTCACGCAAGATACGCGTAAGTTACGCCTTATCAATTGGACGCCACCACCAATGATCACGCGGGATCGGGGGCACATCGCCACGCTCATCTTGTACAAACCCTTTCAGAGCGGTGGCTTTGTTTTCTTGGAAATGAAACACTGCAAAGGCTGTATTAAACGCCTCTGGATGGGCGATCCAATATGCATCCACCTTGTCCAGTTCTGCCCGCTGATCTTCTGTCAGGTGATCGCGCACCAGTTCATACGCCGAACGCTCATGCAGGCATTCGTCACGATCCAGATCAAAATCCGCATCACCTATGGTGTCATAACATCCGAACATACCCGCCAGCAGCGGCTCTCCGGCCAGATCCTCAGGCTCTAGGCCAAATACTGTGTAAGCCATTTCAAAATTCCTTTTTGGATGCCGCGCCCTGGTTGTTTCTGCGCCGGGACTTCATCGCCTGTTGTTTCAATTTTTGTGCGCCAGTGATGGCTTGTGATCTTGTTTTCAGTCAAATCAACGGCAGTGACTTCAAAGCCTTCACGCGTTTTGCCGCTGGCTTGTGTAATGGTTTTGGCGCGAACAAAGGTGGCATTCAGCACGCCGTTTCGCATCGACAAATACACATCTCGATCCCCACGGCGCACCAAATCTATGGCGGCTTGGCTATAGTCTGCCTGGCTGGTCAACCTAAGCCGACTGCCATGTTTACGGTAATGACCGCGCACAACTTTGGTATGGGGCCAGCGTGCGCTCTTTGCATTGTCGATCACGGTTTCAATATCTTTGCGATTCAACGGCTCTCGATCATAGGCAGCACGCGTCCAGCGATCAATATCACTGTCACCACTGCCAAAATAAGCCACTGTGATGGTCCGGCAGCGGAAATGGTAGGGCGGCCCTGCTGTGCCACGGTTCAGCTTGGATGTGGGCGTATTGCTGAAATCAGCATCCGCACCGTGCATGGTCCAGGCTGATTTTGCCGCTGGTTCATTGCGATGGCTGATTGCATCCAGATATTCATCACGCTGTTCTCTAAGACGGCTTACCGTAATGATGCGCCCATGCATATGGCGGCAAATCCGGGTTGTCTTTTCATCAAGGTGGGCGCGCACCTGAACATGGGCAATGCTTGCCCGTTCATATCCAGATACGCGCCCCATTTCGCGGGTTTTGGTAGCAGTATGATCCGCAAGGATTTCCCAATACCTCTGCCCGCGCTCCGCGAGTGTTCCAAAATCCTGTGCAAAACGTGCGGTCAACTGATCACGCGTCATGCCTTCTGTAAAGTAATCCTCAAGCGCTTTTGCCATCAGATTTTGTGTGTGCACATTCCAGCTATTGCCAATCCAATAAAGATTGCCGGTTTTCAGGATGTCCAATGCATCAAGATCCGGGCGCTGGAACGCGATGGCAACACCCGTGGCCGTGCCAACTTCCTCTGCACCAATCCGAAACAGCGCATCTGTCAGATTGACAATAGGGTCGCGCATGGCCGCACGGATCGCATCTGAACCCACAGACGCCTCAAGCACACGCAGGATCATATCGCCATCGTCTTTGGAGAAACCCCCCGGCCCAAGATCCCGCAAACGATCCAGTGCATTGGCAATCCCTTCGCGCATAGCATCGGACCAAGCATTGCTCATAGCCGTCTGTAACTGGTCATAGAGCGCCTGATAGCCCTTGGCATCCTTGATCACCACAGAACGCGCCAGACGGCGGCGCACGGCGGTTTGCAGGGCTTGTTCTGCAATGGTCATTCTATTTTTCCTTTTCTGCTGTTTGCAGGTCTTTGCAGCTCTCACAGAAGGTCCGCCAATATGTATCTGGCGCGATCAGGAACCCTAAGCCAACCAAACGTCGCCCAGTCTCCAAACGTACAAAATCAAGTAGATTTCTCATGGTCTTGGCTTCCCATTCTTGCGGCTGCCGCGTTTGATACAGCGGCGCATGATGCGGGTGTGTTCTTCTTTCAGATCGGCAAGGCCACGTTCACGCAGCGTGATCCAGCGGTGCAAAATTTCCAGACGGGCCAATTCATCAGGGCTTGCGCATTGCACCCACGCCGGGCCGGTGTCGAAAGGGGCAAGGGGTTCATCTCGGCGCGGCCCGATCACCTTAAACAGCCGTTTCGCCTCTATGTCCGCCTTGATGTCATCCTCTAAATCTGGGCCGCCATTGTGACCTATCGCCGGTTGTCCACCTAACTGAGGTGGACAAGCTTCAAGGGATGACGATTTAACCTTCTGTTTTTTCATCTAATTCACCGAAAAGATCCGGTAGCTTCTTTTTTTCATACTTGCGCAAGTCGCGGTCTTCGATTTCTTCCCAAGTTGAAAACCGATGACCGCAAATCTGGCATTTTCGGTAACGTTGTTTCACTTCGCCTGCTGGTTTGGTGGCATAGCAGTGGCCCCGGCCACCGCATTTAGGACACTGCATCTACGTTCTCTCCGCGTGCACCTAACTCAAAACAGAATTCATCATAACGGCCCAGGCGAACCATAAGACCCCGTATCGCCGCCCGCGCCGCTGCCCGTTCATTCTTTGTCCAATGGGGATAGGAAAAACTATGGTCGTATTCAGCGATAGCAGCCGCCATGGTCGCATCTCGGTTCATGACTGAACTCCCTGGCGCACCCATTGTTCCAAGCCGGTGATCACATCACTGGCTTTGGCACGGTTCAAAAACCGGGCATTGCTGATCTTGGCGGTGCGCCTCACAAAGGATTGCAGCCGCTCATCTTCCAGCCCGTCCCATCCCAGATCCCGTGACAAGCCTCCAATCTTGGCCCATTGCTGAGAGGTCGGGCGATCCTCACCCGCTACCGTTCGGCCAGTGCCACCGTGCGTGCGCTGCTTGAGCAATCCCTCTTTGCGCAAATGCTTGATCAAGGCTGCCCGTTCAGCATGGGTCAACTTGCTTGCTGAACGTTTACCAGTTCGGTTTTCCAGCCAATCCTCATAATCAGAACGGCCATCACCAGTCTTTGAGACATCACCAAACAGCCGCTTGGCAGCGATATGGATCTGCGCCAGATCAGCATTGCGGGTGTTAGGAGAGGTCTTTTTAGGGGTGCTCATAATCGGGGCCTTTGCTCAAATCAGGGGGTGGGCGTTAATCAAAATCAATTTGCGCCGATGGGGGGGGGGGTAACGGCAATTCGGGCTGATCCAGCATCACAAACGCTTCGCGGATGTGGCTTGGCAGGGTGGCAAACACAACTTCTGGGCCGTGTTTGCCTTGTTCAACGCGCAGGGTGACGCCAAACCACGTGGGGCGAGTTTGAGGCTCCGCGCCACGTGATCGGCCAATCATCCGGCGCACGTGTTTTTCCGTGCAGCCAACAACTTGCGCGATCTCAGCCGGGGTGACGCAGGATGGGGTCACTGCATCACCTTTCGATCCGATGTCAGCTCCCGGATCTCATGAGAGTTGCGCACACGCCCATCATTGCACCTGTGGGCCAAGCATCCGCTAATCAATGTCATGCGTCCGTCAATCAACATGCCTGCGCCTTCGCGCATGAACACTTCAATATCTTCTGGATACGCAGCCAGATGGGAAACGATAGCACCAGCATATTCAATGCTAGGCTCCCCAGATTGTAAGCATAGTTTTTGAGAGACGTGCGCGATTTGAGCGATCAGATCAGCGGGCATCATGTCATAAGCCCTCCGTAGGTTGAGACGTCTCAGCAGCCGTTTTATTACGGGGGTTACGGGCAGGCCTTTGTGCGTTCAGGATCTTTTGCAGGCCATCCACGTCATACGCCATGCGAGTGGCGCTCTTATATTCAACCTCAAGCTTTAGAATATGCTTCCCCGCGCGAGAGTTGGCGCTGTAGGTTTTGAGCTTCCCGCCAATATCGTCTTCATTTGTTAACATGAACATCTTGCCACTCCTGCTTACTCGATGTCGCCCAAGCCAAAGATCGAGCCATCCTCACCATTGACCGCAAGCGCCACTCCTTTTCCGTCCGCCAGAAGACCGGCAAACGGGGCCAGACTCTCCTGAATGGCACGCATCAAAGTCACAGCATCAAGGCCCGCCGCTGCCATTTTTTCAGGGCAAAACGCTGTTTCCTGCAGGCCATCTGTGCCGGGGATAAGATCAATCTCTTTCATGGGAATTCCTTTTTGTGTTGGGGCCGCCGCGCTGCGAACAGATGAGCGCGGCGGCGTTGTGCAGACGGTGACGGATTAGGCCAAGTGATCTGCCAAAGACTTGGTTGGCTTGAAGACAACCACCGTTTTGGCGGGGACGGTCAGCGGCTGGCCGGTCTGCGGGTTGCGCCCGGCGCGGGCTGCACGCTCTTTGGTGCTAAAGGTGCCAAAGTCGGGCAGAGCCACCTTGTCGCCCTCTGCCAGTGCAGCGCGCGTCTCTTGCACAAAGGCGTCCAGCACATCCTCTACGTCACCTTTTGTGATCTTGGATGTTGCGGAGACTGCTGCGATAAGTTCTGATTTTTTCATAGTTTTCCTCATTGTCTTAGGGGGTGCCCGTCTCTCCGAACTGTCACCTTTTAACGGCGGTTGCCTTCATGGCCTGGCACAGATGAGCGCAGGCCGATGATCCCGTTTAAGACGCCTCTGCCAGATCCGTTTCAAAGGGTTCCACGATGAAATCCTCACCATCCGAACCGATGGTCACGCCTTTGATTGCCGCCGCTGTTGTGCGGTTTTCCTTTTCCAGCATCGCCTCTTTGTTGACCTTCTCCTCAATGCGCAGGAACTTTTTGCCAAGGCGCGCCTCTTTAATGGCCGCGATCACATCATCTTTGCCGCGAATGTTGACCTTGGCTGGGCGCAGCCGCCACGAGATTTCACCGGTGGCAAACTTGTGGAATTTCACCTTGCCGTCATTGGTCAAACGGGCGCGGTTAGCTTCACAAAACATCTTGAGGCCTTCCTGTTTGGCAAGGGCTTGCTCACGGATGGGTGCAACCTTTTCGCCATATTCCTGCTGCAATTTGGCAACCTTGTCGTTTAGTTCGGCCTCAAGGCGCAGCGCATCACGGTTTAAGTCACCGATTTCGCGGATCACGGCGCGGGCCTCGCTGTCATCCTGTGGCACTGGAAAATTTGTTGCGGTTGATTTCATCTTGCGGTTTGCCATGTCTGTACTCCTGTTTAGACGTTGGTTTGGGGGTTACTGGCCGTGCCCAGCCATCAACTGGGCAGCAGCGGAAACAATCTCATGATCAAGTTGCGCGGTCTCATTGGCCTGCATCATGCGATCACAGGTGTCGGCAAGTTCCAGCGCCGTGCGCCAGTTGCCGTCGCAATCCACGCGGAACCGATGCGCCGTCTTTTTCGTGATTGATCCAAAACGCGGGGCCAGCAGATAGTTCAGGATTTCTTTCTCTGTGCGGATCTTGTCGATCACCACCCGCTTGGCTCCAATACGTGAAGCCAACTGGCGCAGATACATTTCTACGCGGCCATCATTGAACCGGCGGGCCAATATGTCAGTGCCGCACAGAATGACAGCTGCGCCGCCTTGATCTGCAATCGCCCGCAACTTTTCCAGCATTGCCCAGGGCAAATGATTGGCCTCATCAACCAAAATCAAAACGTCTTTAGAACAGTCCTTTAGGCGCTTTAAGAGGGTGTTTGAGGTGCCCTGTTCATCAATGGGGATACCTCTTTCGTTGAAGGCTTGCGCCAGTTCTTGCATCAAGGACTTGGCATTCATGCCATCCCAACATTCGATGCGCACACCTTCAAATTCGTCTTGCAACCATTCGGTAATGGCCGTTTTCCCGACGCCCGGTTTGCCGATGATCTGGCCAATGCGCCCGTCACGCCGGGCCGCCAATGTGGCTTGGCACACCTCATAGGCCCGCGCCGCATTTGGGGTTTTTACAAATTCACTCATCCTCATCCTCCAGGAAGGTCGCGGAACCGATCAAGGCACTTTCATCAATGCCCCATTGGTCATTTGTTCTTGGTTTTGATTGTTTTGGTTCTGACAGTTTGGCTTCAATGGCCGCCTGGTTCATGCGGTCCATCTTGTCGATAATCCCGGCGTTCAGCTCTGCGGCCACCGGGATCTCTGGTGCATCCGGCATATGCGCGTTGTGACGGGCGGTCTCATCGGTCAGAGACAATAGCGCGACATGGCGTTTTTTCTCCGCAATCTGGCGACGGAACGCCTTGCTGCGCCGGTTGACTTCCTCAGCGCCCCGCGTGTCCAGGACACCATAGGTGCGCTCTGGGAAGGCTTGGCAAATCAGCTCATCCCCATCAAAGGCAAACACAAATTCTGGATTGAACGCCGGAACACGCAGGGTGATTTTACGCGCATAGCCAAGCAATTCATCAGCATAATAATAGATCGTGTTGCCACGCTTTGGCGTATAGCTCACCCGCCCGCGATCAGGCACACGCTCCACCTCCTCAGAGAAGGCCAAGGCCAGAACCTCTGGACGCGACAAGACCGTTTTGCCCCAACCTTGATCAATGAAGCCGCGCAGCATCTCATTCGGGCTGGCACCGTTCAAACGTCCATACTGCGGGCGCTTGTGATACCATTCCAAAGCCTCTCCCGTGATGCGCAGGAACTCGCTGGCATCACCGGGAAACGCGATAGGGTCTTTGCCTTTGGCATGGGTTTTCTTGTTCATCCGATCCCCAGCCGTCCAGCCGGGAATGGTGGCAAAAAACACCTGTTCCAGATTGCCGAACGCACCCTCAATGCCGGGCTTGCCCTTTGCGTTATAGGGGCGTGATCGGGCGATGGCTTCGCGCCCGGATGCCACGCGCTTGGCCACATTGGGATCACCTTGCAGATCATAGACTTTCAGGCCACCTTGGGTCAGGCGTGAAAGCTGGGTAAACCCGCTCATCATCGCATCCCAAGAGTATTCGCCGCCATTGTCGAGATAGAGCAATTCGGGCAGGCCCCATTCATCAACCATCGCCTGAAAGCTCATGGCGACATGTTCACGGCGGATGCCTTCCCCCTGTTCCAGCAACACAATCGTGAAATGGATCTCATTGGTGGCGACATCATACCACGCGATCCCCTTTGGAAAGACCACGGTGCCATCCGGGCGGCGCATCATGATATCCATCGGGTGCACATCGCCCACCACGATCTGGCGTGGTAGCAGATCCGAGTAATCCCGTCGAATGGACGGCATGTATTTATCTTGAAAGACAGCGTTGTCTTTATTCTGAATGGCAATCAGGCTGAATTCGCGCTCCACCTCAACCTTGCGGCGGTTCACATAGCACACCCCAAACTGTGTGGCCTGTTTGGACGTATCGCCACACCGGCCCAGATCCAGCGCATCAAAGGCAACCACATGCAACCCCCGTGACAGCTCAATCAACCGGGTGGTGGACTTTTCAGTGACAGAGCGCCAACCCCGTTCGCCAGAGGCCCAAAGTGACCTTATATATGTTGTCAATTCTGCGCTCACATCCGCTTGCGTCTGTGCGTCAATGTGCATTGCAAACAGCGCATCCCAAGCGCGGGTGATTTTCTGGCGCTTTACCCCTGTGTCACCACGTTTCTTGCGGATCAAACCGCTTAGGCCCTCAGCCTCAAACGCATTCAACCAGTTGTATATGGTCTGTTTCGTCACCTGCTTTCGGGTGCCGTTCGGGAATAGGCGCGGCGCGCTTGCCAACTCCCCGATCAGCGCGGCGCGTTCTGCCGACTGACGATCCAGGAGCAGAAGCGGGCGAATAACCTCATGCCGCCAGCGCGCCAATTCCAGATCGGCCTCAAATTTGGCGTCATTCTGATAAGCTTGCTCAGGCACCAACAGCGTATGCCCGGTTTGCGTATCCGGTTTGGCATGGAGCACAATTCCGCGCTCCAAATACCAAGCCTCGCGCAGATCAGCAGGCAGGCTGTCAACATGCACTTGTAATGTCTTGCCGCCACGCCCACGCCCGGTTTGCTCTTCGCGCACCAGAAGGTCACAGCCACGCCATGTGCGCTTGGCAAGGGCTTTATGTACGGCAGCTTGCGACACACCTGCCAACGTTTCTAGTGCTTGGCTTGCAAGCCATTTCTCATGGTTGTTTTGAGGTTGTTTTGCCAGTTGTTTTGTCTGGCGGTCTTCCAGCTCAAAACAACCGCCCTCAATCACCTCAAATTTGCGAAGAATTTGACCCATTCTCAGCGTCTCCGCTCGGTCATCTGCTGACAGGTGATGCAGCGCACCGCAAAAGGTGCAGCTTCACGGCGCGCCGGTTCAATCTCTTCGCCGCAATCAACACAGTCGATGCGACCGCGTGTATTGAGCGCACAGGACACCTGCTGAATGGACCGTTCTTGCTCGGCCTGCACTGCGCCTTGCGCATATTCCAGAAACCGCTCATCCATCACGCTGCCGCCTCTTTGAGGCGTTCTGCTTCCATAACAATGCGCTTGGTATAAGCCGCCTCTACAGTGGCTGGGTTCGCGTCAGCTATCATGCGCTCTAGCAATTTCTGCCCACGCGCACCGCCAGATTGCCCATAGGTGGCAAGGCTGGCTGTATTCACATTCACACCCTCATTGCGGCACCACTCTGCAAAGCTTGTGCCTTGGGCACGAAAAGCCCCCACAATCACCTCATGCAGAATTTTGCCGGGCTGGAACATTTTATTTTTTACTGCCATAGTGCCTCCGGTATTCACTACTTGTTTCTACTGTCTGCAATAGTGATAGTCATATATTGACCACTGGTCAAATGAAAATAGTCATAAAGTGACTAATTGGGGGCTAAGTGTCTGATTTTGGGTCAAATATTGCCGCACTGCGCGAACAAAAAGGGCTTTCTAGAAGCGCTATGGCAGATATGCTCGGTGTAAACCCCAATAAAATCAAACATATAGAGACTGGATACCAAAGGGCAGATCATGAGTTTTTAGCTAAGCTAAAAGCTGTATTCTCAGTAAGCGTTGATCAATTATTGACTGGTCAAGCTTGTGGTGCCGGTCAAAATATGACCAATTCAATCGCTGCAGACTTTATACCGATACCACGCTTTGATATTGAAGCGTCAGCAGGCCATGGCTCGCTTACCTCAGGTGAGGAAGCAGTGGGCGCTTATACCTTCCGAAAGTCTTGGTTAGATCGGCGCAATCTAAAACAAGAAAATTTGGCCGTCATCACGGTGACTGGCGATAGCATGGAGCCTGACCTCTTTGATGGTGACCGCATCGTTGTCGACCGCAGTCAAACTGCTATATACGATGGCCGTATATATGCTGTTCATTTCTCAGATGGCTTATTTGTCAAACGCATTCAGCGCCTTCCAGGTGATCGCGTCTTGCTGATAAGCTCAAACAGCCGGTATTCGCAAATACACTTAGACCACACAGATCTTGTCAGCGATCTTGATGGCGGCAGCTTTAAAATTGTTGGCCGCGTCGTCGCCTCAATGCACGAATGGTGACGCACTTATTTCCGCATCTGGCAACTGGCGGAAATCAACGGAAGTAATAAAATCTATTTTGCACACGATGCGCCTAATCGTGGGGCAAACCGGAAAATCAGCTTTCCCAGTAAACACAGGCCTTTTGAAAACCCACCCAGTGGCGCATTCAAATTTAACCCGTGCTCACCATTCCAATTAATTCCGATCCCCCCCAGGGCTTTTTGTATTCACATTGCCTTAGGCAAGTAGCAAATCGTCTTCATCTACGTCGTCAGATGTTTCTTCTTCTGGAAGCTCCACCAATGGCACGCCGGCGATGTATTCCACATCGTATTGACCTGCCTTATCGTCACCACCACCTTCAGGGATGTATTTCAAGTCATCCACAGCCCCCGAACCGACGAGATTTACGTCAAATGCACTAACGCCTGCCACGTTGATATCAAGGGTGAACAGGCTATTGTCGCCAGTCGCTGGAATATCAAGTGACTGCAGTAAATCGCCGTCTGCGTTGAACAGATCAACAGATCCACCAGCTTCTTCAACATCCAGAATGTTGAGGCTGACCACTTCGGATGGCACTTCAAAATCAAAACTGATCGTCCCACCGCCTGCGTTGTCGTCAGGATCGGAGCTGTCATTGTCTTCAGAGATGATCACCGCGTTGCCCTGATCGGAAAAGGACAGATCCGTGTCGCCGCCAGTTGGTGCATTGGTATCAAAGATCATCGCATCGTTTTCACTGTCGTCAGCATCACCATTGCGTTGTGCAGATACTGTAACACCTTGGAATTGATCAGCAACCACATCCCCGGCAGAGGCATCATTGAAATCAACCATAACCGTATTTGGATCATGTGGTTCAGTCACCACCGCATCCTGTGTTGCAGTAACTTCGATGTTGTCCAAAGTGATTTGCTCATTTGAAGCAGAAATATTTGACACGAAACGGAATTCAACCTCACCGGAGACATCATCCAAGATACCACCCTGATAGGTGAGCGACGTGTCATCCTGAACGATTTCATTTCCGGTACGGTCCCCAACAAGAGCTGTACCATCAGCGTTCACTTCAAACTTATCGAGTGTCGTCCAGCTGCCATCATCAAGACGGACCTGCAGCAACAACTTGTCGCCATAAACTCCGCCATTTTCAAACAAGCTTGGATCATTTACACGCGCATCAAAACTGATTTCGACATCGCCTTCAGCTTCAACCGGCGCAAGCCGTAGAACACCATCATTGTGGCCATCGGTGACCAGCTCACCATCACGAACATCCCAACGTCCGTCACGCACAATGGCGTCGCTTTGGGCTGGGTCGTTGATATCTTCAAAATCTTCAGACAACAAAACTGTTTCGACCGGCTGCGCAGGCACGCCGTCTACTTCCTGCGTTGCCGTGACAGAGACGTTGTCGACCTTAAT